CCATTTACATGAAGTAACAGATACAGGACAGTCTATACCTGTTTCATCACTACAGCAAGCAATGCAGACCATTTTAATATCAAATTGTATTTCATCCGGTAATTCATAAATATGATTTGCAACTGGTTGCCAGTTAATAATTTCCATGCCTTTTTCGCCCCAAGAAATCTCAGAGATTAAGGACATCAATTTACGCCAATATTTAGTGTCAATCTCTTTCCATACTTCTTGATGGAATACCCACCATTTTTCATTGTTGAATTTTACTTGTGGCATTTTGATTTCAATTTTCGTATCCAAGTCATTATTTCTTCATCAGAGGTTAGATAAACCCTTTGCTTTATTCTATTCATCAATACCTTTTCATCATAAGATAAAGGCTTAAACTTTGTTGTTGGATATTCTTCTACTTTCATACTCCAAGCCATTTACTTTCAAATTTTACTTGCATCAGCGATAGCATCATTCAGTTTTTGAAATGCATTAGCCGAGTCAATAGGATCATCAAATTCCTGACATACTCCTCGTGCAGCTTTTATGAGTTTTCCATTTGCTTTTTTAAGCGATTGGCATTGATCCCATACGCAATTACGGCCAGCGTCGAAAGCCCAAAACAATCTGTTTTTTAGAAATTTCTCATCTGAAAGGTTTGTCATATCCGCGCATTCCAATCCTTCTTTAGTAAGAATCCATTCATTAAAATCTGGATGCTTTGTGGGTGTTTTCATGGTATTTGTTTTATGTAAAGGGGTTACTCGTAATGAAGTGTATCTTTTATTGAACTTTCAATGGCTTGATAAACTTTCCTTACGGAATTTCGGTCTAAATCTTTGGCCGATTCTGAAAGTTTTTCATAAGGAACCATTAGTTCCTCGCCTGATTCGGATTTACGTGAAGTAATATTTTGAAGTAATTTACCTATAATCCATGCTTCGTGGACTTTTGCTGATACAATTTCAATATCTGGCAGGTTCATATTTATCTCTCTTGATGGTGATTAAACTCCGACCAATCTTCATTCCATGCTAAATCAGTTCTGTCCATTAAGAATTGAGATGGTGAACATTTCACACCATCTTCAAAAATCATTGTCAGTCCTTCCATAGTTACCCACTCATCGGACGAAAAGAATCTGTGTGTTAACTTTTTGCCTTGCTTCATTAGTGTAACGGCTTCTTGAAATGTCATAGGTTATATTTTGATTTTAGGTAGTCATCAAATCGTTCAGTACTTATTATTCCTTTCTCAGGATCGAATGTCTTGGAGTCATAACCACGTATCCACGCCTCTTTCATTTTCTCAAGTAAGAACTTAGATAGATCATTAGTTAATAGCTCGACCTGATTATCGGGCATAATCGGAAGGCTATGCTCTAACATTGATTCAATCTTTTTGTTTAGTTCATTCATAGTGGTTTTGTTTCGTTGATCAATTCGATAATTTCTTCTCTTGATAAATATTTAGCCCTTTCTTTCTCCACGGCTTGTATAAGCGCTGCCTTGAAGTCGGAAAGCAATTCGTGCTGTTGAAAATAAATGTAATCGCCAAGTGTGTTTGTTAATTGAACTCGTTCATTGATCCATGAAACTCTAGTCATCATGTTTTCATTCCAATTTTTCTCATCTTCTTCTTTATTGTTCATAGGATTTACTGTTGATTGAATAATGGTTTAATCACTTTTTCAAGTATAAATTTGTTAGATTCATTCCAATTACATTTTTTGATATAGCCATCTTCGTCAATCTCTCCATCCATGATTTTGTTTTTAATTAAGCATGTTATTAAATCAGCATCCCATCCAGAATTTCCAAATGGTCTTTTGCCTGAAAATCCTTCACCTTCTTCCCAAAGGGTTTTCATAAGTTCATAAAAAAACTCCCTTATTGTAACTTCTCTATTAAGATCTCCCGATTTAAATTTTAAATCCAAAATGTTTGTATCCATAATCTATTTTGTTATTAGGTCAACTAACCATTATTTTCCTAACATCTAAACCGCCTTGTAATATGTGATCCAGCAACCCTGGCTTTTTACGCATCTTTAAAACCTCTTTCAATGACGGCCTAAACCATTCTTGAGTTGGTTTCAAGTTAGGTGCAATGTCTTGGTAAAACGAACTATGAGCAATATTCCCGCAATGCTCACATGTATGAATAAAAGGAGTAACACCAGAATCAACATCAATAGTTTTCGTGATGAGATTGCAAACTTGGCACATATAACAATTTACTCGATTGGAAAGATCAACTTTGTAAAAATCATTTGTTGCCACATCGTGTAGCAATGCTTTATATTTCCTTTCAATTTCCCGTTGACTATCCATATTTTTTTTTGTTTAGTTACCCTCCAATTTCTCGTAGCTTAAGCCAGTTCTTTTACTTCTCCGTTTTCCATAAAGTAGCCTTTACCTAGTAGCCATTCCCGCTCGTCAAGGCCATCAGATTTCATCTTTCCGGTAATAGGATCGATGTTTTCTTTCTTGTACTGGTGGATGAGTTTCAAAAGAAGATCTATTCTTTCCATGTCGGAATCTTTTTCAATCTTTGTTTTCTTAAACATTCCTTCGCCAAGTTCTTTAATATGTTTTTGTACCATCTTTTCGGTGGCCTCAGAAAACGGTGTTGACGGCAATAGTTTGGCGTGTGCTTCCCTGGTTTCTTCCAATTGCCTTTTAGTCTCTTGTTCGGTCGATCGCTTCTCAATCCAAATAGCTACCGTTTCAGGGGTCAATCTCCAAGACCGTGCAACATTTCCATCTTCGTAAATTATGGCCGGATTCTTCAAAGCGTCCAAAATCAAAGCCAGTGTTTTGTGTTTGTAGTTTTCTGCCGTCCATTCCGCAAGGATTAGGGCATTGGCTTCACTGAAATTAGGAATTTGATACAATGTACCAATCCGAAGCAAAGCGTCGCTAATGGCCTGTATTGCAGTCTTAGGCTCAATTAGTCTTACTGCCGTATTTAGCGTCGATGAGGGCGTTAAGCTTTTGCTGCTGGTCGATAATTTTTGCAACTCCTGTTTGTCCATTGTGTCCGTTTACTTTAAATCCATTTAAACTTATCCTGAAAGCTTGCTGGGTTTCCATATCCCATTTTTTACGAACCGCAACTGAAAGAAATACATTCATTTCATCTTGTGAAACCTTTCTACCTCTCATTTGTTGCCAGTCCCAATCTGAATCATCTAAAATCAATTGACTCCATTTTAACCAATTTTCATTTATAATTTCATCTCTATTTTCATTTTCCATAAGGCTATCCTTATGGGTTTTCACATGGTCTTCCTTATGGGATTTAAGGTTATTTCTACGTGATTCAGTAAATGCAATTCTTTTGTTTTTTTCTTCTTCTGCGCGGACATTATAAAACAAACCATTTGGATCTACTTTAAACTTTTTTTGGAGGGTAGGCCACGATGAGCCAAAATCCGAACCAAGAACAGTTTTTATTTCGTCCAATGATAAATGCCCGTTATTGAATTGTGCATATAGTAAATCCATATAACAACCCTTTAAAAATCTACTGAAAGTTATTGTGCCACCGGCCCAGTCACCCCAATACCAAAGTGTAGCTGGATCACTAGCCATTAAACTTTTTCTTTAATTCAGGTCTATAATTCTGATAATAATCATCAAGTTCTTCAACTGATTCAAAATCTGATGTATTCAAAAAGAAATGGAAATTTCTTATCTTGTATTTCTCTAAAACAGGAGCAGATATTTTTGTATCCTTTTCTTTTTTAAATTTTATGTGAATGAATAAATCTAAAAGTTCATATTCAGTAACATTTAATTCTCTCATCGCACCCATCCAATTCACATTCTTAACTCGTTCATGACAATCTTCGCAATAAGTAACTAATGCATCGTCAGGGTATTCCCACGGCATTTTTCCTTTTTCATAATATAGATGATGAACATGAAGTGTTTTTTCGGGAGAACAACAATGACGACATCGAAATCCATCTAATTCAAAGATATGCAAGCGTTTCTTTTGCCAACGCGGATCTTTCAGTAATTCGATATATGCTTTATTACCCATTGCGAACGTCTGTCTTTAAATCCAAATAATGCTCAAGGAAAATGAGTATTAGTCTATCCATTTCTTTATTCCAAGAGTCTGGATAATCCCAAACTTCGTAATTGAACTCACCTTCACCCTGAATTTTCTTAACCCTAGGTAGGCGGCTCATATCTTTGAATTTATTGCTTATGTGAATTCCAACAATCATTAGAATCTTATTGTTGTAGGCTAATCCTAGGTGTTCAAAACGATCTTTTACTGTTGCCATTTTTATACAAACTTTATTGCGTTAAGACGACCCATCGCTCGAATTAGATTAGTTGAGAAATTGTCGTAAAAGCCCCGACAAACAATGTCCTTACCTTCAATTGTTCCTTTGTGGCATTGAAAATGTGAATCAGAACGATTGCATGATTTGATTAATTGCTTCATGCGTTGTGCGCTTACAATTCTATTCGGTGATAAAAGACATTGATCGCATTGTTTTTCTTTTACTTCAAGCATAAATAAAAATCCCTCGCTGTTATCAGGGTTACGGCCTTCAAACAACAAGGGAATTTTTAAATTTCTTTTCGCTCCGTAACAGCGTATCAAATTCACTTTGACAAGACAAAAGTAATAATTCTTATCACATCACAAAACAAATAGTAGAAAAAAATCATAGTTTGTTAATTCTGTCGAATAGGACAATACTACCAGCTACCGAAACGTTTAAACTTCGTTCTCCTGGCAAATAAATAACCTCTTGGCAATGTTCAATTGCTTGTTTTGTTAATCCATTATCCTCAGCACCAAGTAAATAACAAGCCTGTTTTGGGTGTTTAAAATACTTTATAGGCGTTGCGGTTGGAATAAGCTCTATGCCTATTAATTTGCAATCGTGTGGCCTATGCTGATTGAAATCGTTAAAATCATTATAATTGAAAGTAGGAATGTGCCGCCAACTTTTCATTGTATCGGTGGCCTGTTCTTTGAATCGACATCCAATTAAGAAAATAAAGTCAGCTTCAAATATTTGGGCGGTTCTGAAAAGGCTTCCATAGTTCATTGAAGTTTTCATGTTCAAACAGCCAATTCCAAAATATCCTTTATCCTTCATAAATTTTCCATCCACTTATTAAAAGACTCTTCAAATTCTTCGTATGTTCCGTTAGTGTTTATATCGTACCATGAATTACTGATAAAGCGTTTAACATTGTCATGATAAATTAAAGTACCTTGAGGTAAGTTTGTAGACCATCTTCTTATATTCATAATCCAAACCGTTCCAACTCTTACGTTGTATTCATTTATCCTTTCATATAGCACCGGAGGCAGTGACTTCCTTTTAAGGTTTAAGGTCAATAGATCGTTGCGGAGTCTCATTGTTTTTTAGCAATTACATTCTGAACAAAATCTTTTGTATAAATAATACATCCTTTTTCCTGAATATCCTTAGCTATCTCATCGTCCACATTCATCATGCAAGTTTTAGAATAACATTTATGAATTGTAGATTTAGGGTCTCTTATTTCTTCCTGATAATTATAAGCGCAATTTATCGCCAATAAATCTTCTATAAATTCTTTACTCATCATTTTTTAAGGTTTAAGGTTATGGATTCATTTCGAAGTCTCATATTAAACTAAGTTGATTAATATTGTTTGCCTTAAATGCTCCTATGCCACATTGGTAAATAGTTAATCCGGCTTCATAATCAACCAAATTCCTGGCTATCTTTATTTTACTTTGTTCTCCATTGTAAGTATCCAAATTAATCTCATGGAATTTTATCCAATTATTCATTTCGTCTTTGCCTTCCATAAAATTTCCAGATCTGTTGCTTAAAATATTAGGAAGATTGAAGTTCGTCCAATATAAATGCCGCCCCCTTTTTTTACCTGGTATTAACGGTTCATAAAATGGTATAACATTTTCAACGCAATATTTACCATCAAAATAATTTTCAAGGAATATTATTTCTTGATAGAGTTTCATGTCTGGATATTCTGTGAACGTGCTTTCATGCCTGGCAAAACGTGAGCGGCTATGAGTTGGGCAAGGTGGTGAAGTCCATATAAAATCAAATTCTTTGTAATGATCTAAAAGATATTGGTGAGCATCGGTTACAATTACAATGTCATTAGGGAATCTTTCTTTATACATTCGGGCTAATTCTGGATCTAATTCAATTGCCGTTACTTCGCAATCTTCCCATTTATATCTGTTTCCACCCAAGCAAGCGTAAAGATTTAATGCTTTCATTTCGCAACAATTGAAGTAATATAAAGTAAAGCAATTGCAAACATGGCTCCGATTAAGCAGGTGAAAACGGCAGCGATTAAAGGATTGAAGCCGTACAATTTCTGCCATTGCAATTCCTTGAACTTCCTTAATCTCTGTTCCTGTTCTCGGTATTCTAAGATGGTTTTTAGGTTTAGGTGGGTCATTTGATAAGTTCTTTTACTGATTTAACTTTTGATTTAGGAATACGCATTACTACCGTCTTTTCTTTCTTTGGACGGCCTGATCCTGGCCGTTTACCTCCGTGTTGTTTTTTCATAAAAAAAGATGTTGTAAATTTTCCTTTATCATGTATTCTTTCATGAATTGAATTTTATCAATACCACTATCGTTTATTCGTTTGCCCATGAAATCGTTAAATCTCATATCTCCATCGTTAATATAAATACCGTTATCCATATCAAAAGCAAACTGGAAACAATCCATGCCGATACCGTAATCATCAGGTAATGGTTCTTTAAGTTTAAAGTATAATCCAAAATGTGCTGGCTCCATAGTGAACATAAACGCTATTTTATCCAACAAATCTTCTGGTAATAATGGATCTGGATGATTCCAATAAGGTGATATTTTAAAATAGTCTTTGAGTGTCATATAATCACAACATTTACTTTTACAAGTACAAGATTTATTGTAATGGTGGCTGCAAAAATTAGGAGGCCAAACATCATCAACAGGTTGTTTAATTAATTTCATAATACCTCCCAAAGTATATTCATTCCATCACATTCAACTATTTTTTCCCCGATATTGTAATTAACAATTTGTTTTGCTTGATCTAAAGTAAACCAACTATCTAATCCAGTGCCAGCATTCAAAAATTTGCCATTTTCTTTTTGTATTCTGTAGTTCGCTTTCATATTCGTTTCGTTTAATTGTTATGTAAATATAAACGATTCTTTTTGAATTATGTTACAATATTCAAGATTTATTTTTAAGGCTTGAAATTGGATAAATTTGGGCTATTTTCACCAGTTTAAATCTTTGTCAAAGTCTTTGAAATAATAAAAAACAATATCCATGTAAAGTAAGAATAAAAGCGGAGGAAGGAGAAGTAAGATCATAAGTGTATCGATTTAAGTTTCAATTTAGCTCCTTCAATTGTAAATTTTTCGGTTCTAAGAAGATATTTAATTTGATGAAATTGTGCTACTGAAGCTCTTGGGTAATGCCATGTATGACTTCCGGCCTTTCGATAAACTTCGAATTGTGAAGCCCAAAAACGAACCGTTGTAGCTGTCTCACTAATTATTTTGCCTATCTGAGGAGCCGTAAAATAAACCTGTTGAATAGGCTCATTAATCCTAAGCGTCTTTACATATTTTATTTGTCCTCCCTGATATACTTTCATGCAAAATAATATTCAGAATATCGTTTACCGTTCTTATTTGTCACTAATCTGGATTGAATAGGATAACCAAGTTTTTTTATCTCAGGCGCCCTTGAGTTGATTGTCATGAAGCCAAACTTTTGATAGCATGTTAAGCGCGTTAGCTTACGGCCGAAGGGTTTGAGGTAGCGGATTATAATTTCATTCTGACTCATTTTGTATTGATTAAATTCAACATCATGCGATTTGGATGGTCGAATGTTAAAATAAGCTTATCTAATCGTTCTCTGGTTTCTTTTGAATAGATGTCACTATCATACCAGAATCTATTGGTAAGCCAAAATCCGCGTCTTAAATAAGGATGGCGCGCGCTTTCCGATGAACTTGCTTTGTTTGTTTTCATAGGTTATTTATTTTACGACTATCCATTCAACTCCAGGGGCAATATCATTCTTTAAAGCCATGCAAAGTTTCCATTTCAGCCTCCACACTTCCTGCTCCATGCCTTTTACTTCGATGTATTGTTGGCTCCCATCTGTTAATGTCACAACAAAATCGATGTAATAATTACAGATATGAACTCCATTTACTTTAATATCTATTTTGTGTTGCCTTTTCCATTCTTTAACTTCACCGGCTTTGATTCTCCAATCAAGTTGTTTTGCATAATTCGCTTCGAGTTTGGATTGAAACCACATGCCGTTGTAGTCTGTTCGTGTTGATTTAATTCTCGGCTCATTTTCAGATTTTGAATTAGTTGGTCTAGCTGATCCACAGTAAGCGCATTTCTCATCCTCTTTATCGTTTATTCGTTTGCATGAACAAATCCACCGTTTTTCTTTTTTGAATCTTGTTTGAAAGAAACTCATGCTTTTAAAGAATTCTCCAATTCGCTTTTATAAAGGCTGATGCATGTGCGATAATAATCAAGCTGATGTGCTATAGCTGCATTCAATCGGTCAGCGTATTCATAAGTAGCCAGCTCCATTCCGCATTCACCATCGGCTATTTTAAGAAGCACTGAGGCTTGATAATCCTTTCCATCTGAAAGCCTTTTGATGGCTGTCATTCGCGCGTTCTGTAAATGCTTTTGTGCTGCTGCCATACATTCCGCACTCAGGCCCATAATAGAGGCTAATTTTTTGCCTTGCTCGACAACTGAGTCAATGTCAAGGCCGCTAATATCTAGATCTACTATTGCGCGAATAGATGCTAAATTTGATTCTATATTTTCTTTTGTTGTCACTTTTTGCGTTGGTCAACATAGTAATCATCCTTATCGGCAGCGTTTTTTGCCGCATGTCCAATCTCTGTAACTGTATGTGGAGTATTCAATCCTTTCCTTACAAGTTTTTCCTCTTCAATTTTCATCCTAATTAAAGCATTAGCCTCTAAAAAATTTTCTGAATTTTGTTCTTTAGTCCAATTATCCGGCATTAATTTAGGATCAATTGAGCCAGTAATTTGTTCGAGGTTGCTAAGTAGAAGTAAGTAGGTCGTTTTGAGTTGATCGCAATCATAAATAGTTTGAGCTTGTGTATCGATCACTTCTTCAATTGTTTGCATACCCATAAGCAAGTCAGGACAATGAAGTCGACCAAAGAAAGCGGCAGCGCGATATTTAAACATTTGCTCAGGCATTGTTTTCCATTTGCTTCCGGGTTTATCAAGCCAGCCTTCTGCCTTTACCATTTTCATGGTAACCTTTGTTCCTTCTTTATCGGTTGATTTATCGATTTTTAAAGTCTTAGCCAAATAACCGTAATCATCACCATCCCCTGATTTTTCAAATTGCAATTCAGAAGCAAAGCGTTTCGAGTTATTGATAATCCCGATTACAAATTGACCGCTCCAACCTGGATTACCTTTTACTATGTAAAGATTCTGCATTACCATAAGCGGACTTATATTCATTCGGTTGCTCATCTCCATTGCTATCATTACGTTCTCAACTTTGCCCCGATAAACTTCAGGGATAAGACTTGATTGGGCCAGCATCTTCGCTACTCGTTGGGCGTGTTCAAAATTCTGCAAAGAGAATGCGCTTTCATTTATTGGTTTTTCTAATTGGTTTGTCTCCATTTTTGTTATAGGTTAAGACTCTAATTCATTAGAGGGTTCTAATTCTTTCGTGAATGATTGAGCTAATTTTGTTCCCAATTCTTTGGATGATGAAATAACCTGTTCGGCAATAGGTAAAAGGAATTTAGCGCATACATCAGGAGTCAATCCAAACTGAAATGAATCGCATAATCCATCTTCATAAGTTATTTTACCAAGATATTTACCTTTGAATTCTCCCCAATTTTGGAGTTCAATTTCAATCTTTTTTAATCTCATTTTTTGATTTGTTATAGGTTAACTCCATTTATAATCAACAATACTTTTATTGTAAAGCATTTTGTAATGCTCTTTGTAATTCTCTAAAGCTCCCTGGATGTCAAATCCCCAGCCGTTTACTTTGAAGTCATCATTTCCTATTGCTTGGAAAAGATTGTGATTTAGTCTTTCAATTTTTATGTGTATCATAGATTCCATATTTCAATAGGTAGATATTTGCGACAAATGTCAGCGGTTCGCTTTTGGTTTCGTATCTTTGCAGCAGAATCAGCAGCAGCATAAGCAGAATCAGCAGCATCATAAGCAGCATCAGCAGCAGCATAAGCAGCATAAGCAGCAGCAGCAGCATAAGCATCAGCAGTATAAGCAGCATAAGCAGCAGCATCAGCAGCATCAGCAGCATAAGCATTTAATTCTTCACGAGTTGCTTGCCCATCTGCAAATTTTAATGCAACTTCACAGGCATTTATTGATCGCTGATCTTTCATAAGATGCCGAACAGTCAATGCGCAATGAGCTTTAGTGCGCATTAGTTCTTTGAGATTGTCTGGATTCGTTCGTCTATAGAGCCACAAAAGCCAGTCGCCACGATGGCATGTTTCAAATATTTCAGGCCATGTTTTGTCTTTGGCCCATTCTTTGGCATCATTACACGCTCCTAGTTTTCTTAAGGTGTCTTGAATTGAAATTTTTTCTGTAGTCATAATTTTATCTATCTAAGTTAAAGCGTTACCCAGTTGATTGTGTCAAATTTTATGTTCTCTTTTCGCAATGAGTTCATGATATCCTCTTCGAGAGATGTAGCGCCAACAATAAAGGGCTTATCAATATCAATTTCTATTCCGTTGACTGTTTCAGACCACGAATAAGCCAAAAGTCTTTCTATATCAATATCATCATAGTCACGAAATTTTACCCAAATCTTAGCGTTCAATATCCCTGATCCTCCCTTTGGGTCATATGGAAGATCGTAAATAGGATTGCGGGGATCTAAATCAAATCTGTCCATAGGGTTATTTTTAGTGATTCAAGTTCGTAGGGAGTTTTCATAAACCTGATTGTTCAATATGTTTTGAAAGAATAAATTCCAATCCATGATAAAGGTCTTTGGCCTTTTTAAGATCACCGTGATTAACTTCGTTTGTGTAATTTTTAAGAGCCTCTAAGAGTTCCTTATTGATTGATTTAAGGCTTTCGTTTTCTTCAACTAGCTTTTCATTTCCCCCATTTAGAAAATGGCATCTATTAGACGCTTCTTCAATTGAATCACGATCGCTTTCTGGATACCAATCGTTGCCAACATAATATCCGACTGTCCAAAGGAATTTTTCAGTTTTTCTATAAACATAATTCGTGTTCATAATTTTAGGGGTTAGTGGTATTTACTTTTTAGGGTTAGATTAGGCTTTATACCAATCATCAATAAATGCTTTAGCATCGTCCAAAGCATCGCCATTCAATTTGAAGGTATCCGCGCTTTCTTCCAATGTAGAACCGTCCAGTCTTTTGATTGTCCAGGTATATTCCTTCTCAACCGTGTCAAGAATGATAATGAAGTTTTTATATTTTTGCTCGATTTTCATTTGGCGTTTTGTTTTAGTTGTTGTGAATCGACAATACATAGGTACTACACTGTTGTTTACTATGCAAGTGTTTACCCGAATTTATTTTTTAAAAATATTTATTGGCGCTTTGTTGCAAATTAGACAACCGTTCTATACTATTGTACTCATTATGAAGGTCGAAACAGAAAGCCTCAAAACAGTCGGGAATTACGCTAAAAAGATAAAGCGCAATAGATCAAGGATTTATCAAATGATTCATGAGGGTAAACTTGAGATTGTAAAGATTGATGAAGTGCATTTTATTAAAGTTGAAAAATGATAAAGTCCACGCCACGGTATATAAATAAGGCTAAGAAAAAAGTGCATCCGTTAATTCCTTCACGTTCTGATAAAACGCCTTACGTTTATTTTCTTATTCGTAGGCATAAAATTGTTTATGTTGGACAAACTCATTCCATTCGATTAAGAGTTCACCATCACAATTGTTACTTTAAATATAATTCTATAAGATGGATTGAATGCGAGGATAAAAATTTATCCTATTACGAAAAGAGATGGATTAAAAAATTTCAGCCGGAATATAATGTAATGTACACCAAGCGCTGGAATGGAACGGAAAGACCTACAAAAGAAATATGAACCCGATGAATATCTAGCTGAATTCTATTGGGGAATAGGATTTGGGATTACGAAAATTGATCATCAGATTTTGATTATTTTGCCATTTGTTATTGTAAATGGTCACTTCAAAAGAAGTTTACAAATGAACTCCACCTTCAATCTTTGGACAGTAGAGAACCCTATAACGGTGATAAATAGCCCAGTAGATGGTACTTACATTATCTTTAAATCCCATCTTCACGAATGCTATAATTACACAAGTTGGGATTACAAGACAATGAATCTGAATACGATTAAAATAACAATGTCACTTAATTAAAAAATCATGGATCAAAATGCAGAATTAGATAGATTATCAGCTTCATTGAAATTAGCCAAAAAGCGCGATATGAATGTAATTGGTCTTCTTTGTGCTGGAGAAAAAGATATGGCTTTTTATCCATCAGAATATCTTGCTGATACAACCAATTCTAATGGAGATGAATGCAATCTGATTGTTCAGCTACAGATGAAAAGATTCCTTGAAATTGAGCAACAGGAGATAAATATAATCCCAAGATAACGATTAAAATAACCTTATCCTTAAACTAAAATGGACGCAAGAGAATTAAGAATAGGGAATTATATCGGTATCATTCATGCAGGAATTGAGATTAAGATTATAGCTGAGCATATTAAATTCATTGCTGAGGGAGACACTTCTTATAAACCTATTCCCCTCACCGAAGAATGGCTATTGAAGTTTGGGTTTGAAATTAATCATGGAACACCAAATAACAGTAACGCAATTTATACTGACTTTGAATATAGAACTAAGGATTTTAGAATTTATTTAGACCAACATCCAAAGGATTGTTCATTGCATTATAATGCAATCAATGATTGGTATCCAGAAATATCAGAATTCAAATTTGTCCATCAGCTTCAAAATCTTTATTTCGCTTTAACCGGAGAAGAATTAACTATAACTAATTGAATTTTATGGACTTACAAGAGAAGCTAAACGAGACACAGAATGAAATTTTGAGAGAATCAACAATAATTTCGATTTCAAAAAACAAGTTAAAAGACCTCAAAAAGAAAGAAAAAGGTTATTTAAAGTTAATTGAAGGGGCTAAATCTCTTGAACAGAAATGATTATATTTTTTGGAATATTCATCATCGCAACAATTGCTTATATTGTTTTTAGGCTTCTGATGAGGAAAATAGAAATGAAAGTTAAGGTATATAAACCAGAATAAACATTACATGAAAATCGTTCTCTTTAGGTAGTTTAGGAAGATCCCGAATATCATGTAGTTCGGTTATTGAAGCTGTGGTGAAATGGTAAACATAGGGGTATTATCCATTGACGAATGGATTAAAAGAGCATTAACAGACGCCTCATGCTCATGGAGGTTCGACTCCTTCCAGCTTCACACAAAATTAAATTTGGTATGACATCGATAAAACAGCTATCACCTATTTTTTGGGGTGCGTATTTATGGTGCGCACTCCTTTTTTTGTCTTGCACTTCAAGCAGAAATTTAGGATACGTTTACGGAAAATTAGAACCAGCTTATTACCCTAAGAGATTACACATTCCAGGAATTATAGACGTTCAGAAGAACAGCAAGCGTGAAAAGATCAGATTTTGAAAATAAATACCAAATACTTAGTTTTACAGTATGTACATCCAACTTAACAGGAATAAAAATAGCGGAGCCGGTGCAAGGACGGTAGGAATTAAACGGGAAGCCAGGGGTTAAAAGCTCTTGACTTCGCGCATTTTATGAAAGACCTAATAGAAAAAGCTCTTAATGCAAAAGTAGATTACTCCGATCGTGAAGGATGCGAGAAGAAGCTTAATGATTGTATCAACGCTGTGGGTATGTGCGCCAAGTATCAATCAATCTGTAAGGGTGATTTGGAACGTGCCAAGGCATTAACCCTAAGAAAATATCCGGATCTTAACAGTCGTATGCTAAAGTTCAAGCTAGATGCTGGAACAATTGACGAACAGCAGAACTTAGAATACGCTGAGAAGCTTTGGAGCGGGTTACATAAGACAATAGACGGGCTAAAAAGCTTGTTAAGCGTTCAAGAAAAGGAAACTTCATGGAGATAGTCACGTGAAACTTCCACATAAACAAATTTTGATTATATTTGTGCATGCGCAAGAAATCACCCAATTGCAGTGGATGTGGACAAGAGAATGATAGACTACCTCAAAGATATTGCAAGAAATGCCACGCAAAATATATGCGTGAAAACAGACCTAAGCATAGGGATTTGCCAGAAGAAGCACGTAAAAAAGCAACGGCCCGATCTTATGCACATGTTTATGTTAAACGTGGTAAAATAGAACGTAAGCCTTGTAAGATATGCGGAACAAATGAACGACTAGAAATGCACCATGAAGATCATTCAAAGCCAACAGAAGTGATTTGGTTATGCAGAAAGCATCATATTGAGGTTACAAAGAATATCAGGCACATTTCAGGCTAACATGGCAAAAGTTCCACCACCAAAGGAGACACAATTCAAGCCCGGAAAATCAGGTAATGAGGCTGGCAAGCCGAAAGGCACTCTTTCTTTCAAAACTCGCATCAAAAGATGGCTTGAAGTAGAGATGGAAGCCGAGAATCCGGAGACATTGGCAAAGGAAAAGATGCCTCTGATCGACATTATTATTCTTAAGCAGATCCAAAAGGCCAGACAAGGGAACGATAAGTCATTTGAGTTAATAAAAAACCACATCGAGAGCTTACCAAAGCAGGGAATAGACCTAAGCAATACAGACGGAACGCTGTCGAAGGAGATTGTTTTTAAGAGATATAAGAAGGAAAAATAAAATGCCAATAAGCCTTGAGTTCAATGAAATCTACGAACCAATATTCTTCACTAAAGCAAGGCACATCCTCATTTGGGGTGGTCGTGGACGGGGCGGTTCTTTTACATGTACTCAGTATTTCATCCATCTTATTACGCAGCCAGCGTATTTCAGAGGGTATATTATGCGCGAAGTCCTTGGCGATATTCGAGAAAGCCTTTGGCTCGACATCAAAGACAGGATCGAAGAAGCTGAACTTACGGAACTCTTCCAACTTGACGAAAGTAAAATGACAGCTACTTTCTTGCCTACTGGGAATACAATCGTATCGAAAGGATTCAAGAAAGCATCTAAGAAACAAACAGCAAAGTTAAAATCATTGGCAGGGGCCACGCATGTGCTAGTCGAGGAAATGGAAGAGATCAGCGAGTCTGATTTTAAGCAGCTTGACGACACGCTAAGAACCACCAAGACCGAGGACATTCAATTGATCGGCATCTTCAATCCTCCACCTAAAGGTCATTGGATATGGAAGAAATGGTTTACATTGGAACCGGCACATATCGAGAATTATTTCAAGGCTGTTCCAAAGCCAGTGCCGAGCCTTTTAGCTATCTTCAGCACCTACCGAGACAACATCGATAATCTTAACACTTCATTCGTCAATAACTTAAACCAATACCTTAAGGATGATCCAGAGTATTACTATCAAATGGTAGAAGGCTTAATAAGCGAAGGTGTAAGAGGTAGAATATTCAAGAACTGGAAGCAAGCGCCTTGCATGCCAGGGCTATGGACTAAGTTCTACGGGCTGGATTGGGGCTTCAGTGGTGATCCATTGGCTTTGGTCGAATGCGAAAACCATAACCGCAGCCTTTGGGTGGAGCAGAAGATTTACAAACGAGGGCTTACTAATGATGACCTACATGATGAATTGATTAGAGTAGGCATTCCCAAACGCGCGCCTATAGTTGCTGATAATGCCCAGCCAAAGGACATAGAGGACATGAAACGTAAAGGTTGGAATTTCATAGCCTGTAAGAAAGAAGCAGTGGTATCGAGCGTGAAATATTTAAAGCAATATGAAGTACACGTTACTGAAAATTCTACCGACATTTGGAATGAATACGAAAACTATGCTTATGCTTTGGATCAATTTAAAAACCCGACTGAAGAGCCTATTGATCAATTTAATCACGCAATTGATGCCATACGCTATAGTCTTGATAGGTTGAGAATAAGTAAACCAAGAGTTATATGAATTGTCCTATTTGGCCTGATTGTAGTTGCGGCCCAAAAGCAACCGACCAATGTAAGTTAATTGGATTTGAGCAGCATTTAGAAAATAACCCGCATTTTAAACCAAGGGGATTGATTATGAAAAGCGAATCGTTTAAATATATTGAGCCAACCCGGGCAAGAGTTGAGCGCGAAGCAATGGAGCGAATGACCAAGATTTATGAAAGACGAAAAGGCAGCCAATTCATATTTAATGGGTTAAATCCATGGTATTCACCAGAATATTTCCCATCAATTTCAGATCAAGACGTTTACGGACAACCACAAACAAAATGAAAGACTTATTTAAAAACTATGGTAGGATATTAGCCGGACTTGTCGGTTTGCTTGCATTTGCTCCTGGCTTCGCGGTGATAACTTTTGCCGTTGTTATGTTTGTTCGCATGTGGTTGTGGTTTATTACTTGGACTTGGGGATTATGGTAGCCATCCGTCTTACATCCGGTGAGAAGATAAAAGTTCCTAATTCATGGGCTTCATGTTCTGCTGAAATATTCCAGAAGATTATAGGCCAATGGGAGCCTGAAAAGGATATTAAAGATCGATCGGTATTGAAATTATTCAACATCATGATCGGAATGGATATTAATCCTGAAGAAGATGATTTGGATTTAGAAGCAGCTATCTGGGAATGTACTAGATTCGTTTATCTTGAACCAATGGACTTTACAAAGCTACCGGTTCCAAATAAGATCAAGCTACTAGATAAAATAATAGAATTCCCGAAAGATTTAGGCAGACTTAAGATAGGTCAGAATATACATGTAAGACAAGAATTGCAGAACGTTAAAGATCCCAATGAAGCCTTAAGCATAGTGGTAGCTATCTATCTTCAGCCAATGCTAGATAAAGTTAAGTACGGTTTGAAAGAATCGTTATTCGATTTTCATAGAGCCAAGGAATATGAGAAAGAAATATTGCAATTACCGATAACCGAAGTTTATCCAATTGGTTTTTTTTTCTTAAGGCAGCTGCGGAATTATGGGAAGGGATTAATACCAAGCTTAAACCGGATGATACGGAGGAAAATGCAAAACGTACTTCTATTGCTCAATTGGCGGAAAGTCAGAGACTTGCTCCATACACTGCCACAGACTTAATCGAGCCTATGGCGGTAACTTTTGGATTAGATCCTGATTTTGTATGGCAAAAAGAAACCGATGATGTTTTGCACTGGGCTTTTAAATTGAAGGAACGAGCTGAGTATAATGAAAGATTTAGACAAATTGATAGGGCGATGAATCAAATAAAAGAATGATAGAACGAATAGAGAATTTAACCTATCATTCCAAGTTTTCATTTAACGGTAAAATTTACGTTATTTTGTCACGCGAAGGTAATATGAGCGAAGTAAAGGATGAAACTGGTAAGCTTTGGGCGTGGCCTTCATGCGCAAAAGTTAATCCACTCGCCATACCGCCAAGATTGTTTTCTAATAGAAATTGATAGTTTCAACAATTCAATTAGTAGCAGAGGGTTTATCAAGACCTTGCGCATTCATATTCGGTAATCTATTTGCTGTTAATAACGACTTAGATCTTCCAAGTCTCACCGAAGGCAAGGATCTAGTATTTGTTTACATTCCTCCGATAGAAGTCAGCGAAGAAACAGAGGACACGCCTTTGATTCATTCGGTATTTCCATTTAATTTCATGATTCTACAACGGATTGATATGCCCACTAATGATTACAAAAGCATAGAAGTAGAGCCGATTATTGATGGATGCCGGGATTTAGTTCGTGAGTTCATCCATACATTAAATGATGAAGATATAGTAGAACACGGAACTACAGTTAACGGAAACGTGCGTGATGGTATTGATAAATGGAAAATGGAAAACACTTATGGAGCTTTCGATACACATCTATTTGGAGTGGCGGTTACATGTGATTTACCAGTTAATGAAGGTAAAACAGGTTGCGTATGAAGGTAATAGTCCGCATATCAGGAACCACACGAGAGGCAAATAAAGAGGCAATCTTCAGCACTCTTGAAATAGTCCGCAGGCGAATTGTGGGCGATATGAATATCAATAATCGCAATGCCTCAAAGAAGTTTATTAAATCATTAGATATAAAAGAATTACGTACGGGTGGTCAATTAGTAGGAGAAGATTACGCTCAGCAATTAATAACTGGCCGCAAGCCAGGTAAATTTCCACCGCTTAAGCCTATTGAAAAGTGGATCGAGGATAAAGGACTAACATTAAATAAGATTACAAAAAAAGGATTGGCCTATGTTATCGCTCGAAAGATTGCTAATAAAGGGACGGATATTTTCAGACATAAAAAGCCAGCATTGAACGTGAAACGAATAATGGATGACGTTGAACCACATTTAAAAGATCAATTAATACAAGCCGGTAAGATCGAAATCAAGACAGCAATAGCAAAAGCATTGGGAGCTACACAACATTTAAAACTTCAGGCGTGACTTTAAAACTAGCGGTTAAAAATTCGGTTGTACTTAAACTAAAGTATTATCCTAATAAGGACGGCAAAGCGCGTAGTGGTTGGCGAACCGTCCTGCCGTTAGATCTTTATTCCTATCGTAATGTTCTCTATATGCTAGGTTGGCAAAGTGACGGGTCTAGTGTTTCGGGTGGTTCAGGATATCGTCTTTTTTTTACTAGGAACATTCAAGAATACAAAGAAGCTGACACAACAGTACAACAGCCTTTTGCGATGGCAAGAATTAACGCTTCGCAGCATAAGACCGGATTAAAAGTTAAAGCGTGGAACATGATTAAATTTGGACAAGTAGAATGAAAGAGGCAGTGGAAGCATTGATGCAAGTTGAATATGAAAGAAGGGTTTTCCTTACCCTAAATTTTGGAAGAACATATGATAAGCAAATGGAAAATGAATTACATTTTTTGAGAGATTTACCTAGAAAAAAATATCAAACACTTGTAGACGAATGCAATAGATTGAAGAATTTGATAACCCAATTAGCATGAGCTTAACGGTAACACAACGTCCTAATCAAAGCGGTGTTTGGGTAGCTGCTAAGAATCCGGTCATCTATAAAATGACTCGGAAGGATTTTGTTTGGTCAACTCTTGTTAATAGTGGTGGTAATACTGCAATTCAAATAGCAACTGATGTAACAACTTCATTTATAGTAGGTGATATTATTTGGCTTCAATCTGATGATGGAGCATATAGCGTAAGCGGGACAGTAGTTAGTTCAGCTTATGTAATAGTTACCACTGTTATTACTACAGTGCCTTATGTTGCCAATAATGCCTCTGGTTATATTAATATAATCAGTCGTAGGCCAAATTACTATGTAGGAGTAGGAGTTTATAGGGCTACGCTTAACACTTTAATCGGAACTGTAAACTATTATCCCACAACAGTAGGGCTTTTAACTATCGATGTTTCTTCGGTTCTTCTTTCTATTTTAGACCCATCTATTTCAATCGCCATAGGTGAAAAGTTTATAGAAAATGCCAGCGACATTTCAACTGCTGTTAAAGACTTTTATATTAAATATACTGAGTTTTGGACAGGATCAGGCAATAGCGCGACTGATGATGTAGCAAATATTTCTTATGGAGTATTAGCCGCAAATCAGATAGGCCAATCAGGATATCTAACCACCACTACTTTTCTAACAAAATTCGATTCATTGAAAATAATGATGGGTGAATTTTATTGCATCTCATTTGCAGATACTGCTGGATCTACTTCATTGCTTATTAAAAAATCATGGTATGATCCGTCAGGGACTTTATACGCATCCAGTTACGCGATTAGCATCCCATTTGGCGGATCGGTAAAATCAATCTATACTTATTCACAAGCATTAAGTAGTAATTTCTCAACCATGCTTAGCTGGAGAGAACTATTGACGCCATACATAAATATCGATGCTGGAACATCATGGTCTTTTTTCCCTACAGCAATCACAACAGCAGCAATGTCTAAATGGGGATCAGCTTTATGTTATGTCCCTAGCGGAATAACGTTTGATATTTATTGGACAATACAAATAAGCGGAAGTGCTGCAACATATCAATTAGAATTAGGTTGGTTTGATACTAACGGTACTATTATAAGCTCTAGCGTAATATCAACAGGCACAGTACCATCAGGGACTATTTCTGGAACTAAATCAATAACACCAGGATCAAATGTGCAATATGTTGGATTAAAATTATCGCCAACCGCTGCCGGTAACGTTACCGCAGGAGCTACAGCATTATATTTAGTTATTCCTAATACAAAAAATAGACTTGATTTCAGAGCAGCGAGTATTCCTGCAACGTTGCCATACGCGGAAACGGATATAACGACTTCAATAAGTTCTTTAATTGTTCCGGCATGTAATGCCATTACTTTATTTTGGCGTAATAGTAAAGGTGGAGAAAGTTCATGGTCATTCGGATACACTCAAGATTCTGTACAGAAATTACAAGATCCATTTAAGAATACATGGCTAACTCTTTATGAGCAGAATTTAACTTTGGCGCAATTTAATGCACTCAATGAATTGTTTTCTGTTAATCAAGTTTATCAAACTCCGATTATTGAATTGACCACATCAGTAGATAAAACCGAAGCTAAAGTAGGTCAACAGGTTTACACGGTTGACACTAGTGGCAATAAGATTGGTGTTATAGTGATAGGAGGCGAGAATAAGACCAGAACAAGAAACAAAAGACATTCTTTCCAGGTGACAATAGAACTTCCTGAAATATTCGGATGAGGCCAAGATATGCAATATATGTAGAGGAACAACTTATCGATCTTGATCCAAAGACTATTATTGCTATTACTTTACAGGCTTCAGATTTCGCTAGTGGTGATATTATCACCCGGAAGGCTTCATTTACAAATCAATTAAAAGTACCATCCTCGCCGACTAATATTAGAATTTTTGAGTTTGCTAACAATCCAAAATCAGGCTCTACGCTTCCTTATACGAAGAAAATGATTAAAATTCTGGCTAACGGAATTCAGATTTTAGAAGGAGTTACGATAATTAAATCATTTGATACTTATTTCAACCTACAGATTTATTCTATTCCAAAAGACTTAAGTTTCAGGATTGCTAACCTTTATCTTTCTGATCTTGATTTCGGGGATAGTCCCATAACTTGGAACGCTGCTTTTATTGATTCTAAAAGAGCCTCTACTACTGGATGGTGTGCGCCAGTTATAAACTATGGACAAATTAATACGGCTCTGATTCCTAACCCTGACATTGGTACTTATTATTTACCTGCTATTTCTTACAAGGATACATTAACGGCAATTTTAAACAATGCTGGCTATACAGTATCGGGAACATTTTATACCAGTGATGCGGTATTTAATAAACTTGTTCTCACTTATGCAAGGCAGGATTTTTTAAGCACTACATTAAAAATGAATGAGGCGTTATCTACCACGTTTCTTCAATCGGATTTCATTAAAGACTTCTTTATTCGGTTCGGGGCATTCTTTAGATATTCAAATAATAATATCGAAATAATAACTTATGAAAGCATTTTAAGTAACACCTCTAATGCTATTGATTGGACAAACAAGAGAGTTAAAAATAAAAAGGACGTTATTCAATATACCTGGGGGTCATTAGCTCAAATAAATAATTTTCTATACAATTCACCAAGTAATGGTGAATCAACCTTTGATGTGAATGTTTATAAACCTTGGTTTAATCCAAATGGATCGCTTACTATTAATAACGAAAATATAAGTGCAAGCACTGATTTATACACTTCTATTTTTGAACGTCCAGAATTTGTAACACAGAACTCAAATATTCCAGTGGATACTGCAATAGAATTCGCCGGCGGTGGAGGTGTTGGCTCTTACTATTGCGTAACTTCTTCAATATGGGATAAAGCCATGCCGAGTAGTTATACTTTCGACAATCCGCCAAAACCAATGCTAGCTTTACTTTGCCCAAAAGATGCTAGTGAGGCTGCGTGTAATTATAACGGAACCAATAGAACAGATTATTTAGTCGGGAGGTTTAGTAGTATAGATATTACCGGGACTGTTCTGGCTTCAGCCACACAATCACTTGGGTGGCAGCAATTACAGCCAGTGAGCGGAACAATCAACGGATTGTTGGATATTTATTACAATCAGGTACAATTACTTTTTGATCGTGGATTAATAACAACTACACATGAATATAATCTTACTGATTTGGACATTAATAATTTGGATTTGCTTACGCCTATATTTGATGATGGAAATTACTATTTGATAAACAAGGTGAATTCATTTGTGAGTTATAAAACTACGCGTGTAGAACTTTTGAAAATCTAGGCTGAGTTAATTCCAGCTTGGTTTAATTTAGTGTTTTTATGAAGTGGCAGACGAGACCGAAAAAATAACGTATGAGATTGTAATAGATGATTCAAAGGCTACAGCTTCAGCTAATAAAGTTGCCGATTCATTTGATAATATTTCTCAATCAGCAACAAAATCCAAAACATCCTTAAAAGATCACAGTGATACTGTGGATAAAATCATCCCTGGATTTAGCGGAATGACATCTGGTATTGTTTCAGCAACTAAGGCTTCATTGGCTTTCATTGCTACCCCTATAGGCGCTGTCATTGCTGCTTTGGGCGTAGCCATTGCTTCCGTAACAGCTTACTTTAAATCAAGTGAAGACGCTGAAAATAAACTAGCGAAAGGAACCGCTATACTTGGAGCGGTATTCGAGCAGCTTACAAACTTCGCAGAAGATCTAGGAGAGTTTTTAGTAGGGCTTTTTGAGCATCCACAAAAGGCGCTTACAGATTTTGCCAATCTCTTGAAAGAGAATATCATTAATAGATTTACTGGAATGCTTGAACTCATTCCTAATTTAGGCAAAGCAGTAGGACTTTTATTTGAAGGCAAATTTGCAGAAGCCGGTAAATTGGCTTTTGATTCTGTGGCGAAAGTAAGTACGGGTATTGCGGATGCCTCAAGTAAGATTGAAGGATTCATTACTAAAGTTGGAGAAGCAGTAGAATTAGGTATTAAAAATGGTGAGCGACTTGCTGCTATTCAGGCTGATATAGATAAAAAACAAAGACAATTAATTGAAGATCGCGCCAAGACAGATATTGAAGTAATCAAGCTTAGAGAAAAGGCAATAACTGAAGAAGGAGATTTAAAAAAGAAAACTATTCAGGAGGCTATTGATCTTGAAAAGAAATTATCAGATCAGGAACTCGCACTAGCAATACTTAAGCAGGCACAAGCTAAATTAGAAGTTGAAAATAATGGAGCCACGAAAGAAGCTCTTACCAAACTTGCCGAAGCTAATGCGGCAGTTATTAATGCTGAAGCAACTCGTTATCAAAATACTCTTAGGTTTTCAAGGGAGATTGAGGCTATTAATAAAGCCCAAGAAGCAGAAGATCAAAAGGCTCATGACGCTAGTTTAAAAAGAATTGATGATGAAGAGAAAGCCAGACAAAAGGCTGTTATTGACGAAGCTAAAGACATAGAAGAATCTCAAAAACAATTTGAGGATGCCGATAAAAAATATTTAGAGATTGAAGATAATAAATTAAAAAGGAAACTTGATAATATAAACAAAGAGCGCAAAGCAAAAGATCAAGATGCTAAAATTGACGAACTTCAACAAAAACAAAAGCTTGCGACAACTCAATCAACATTAAATCTTATCGCTGGGGCTTTAGATAAAAGCTCAGCTGCTTATAAGATACTTGCTATAACTTCTGCATCGATCGATACATTTAGAGCGGCAAATGCTGCTTTAACAGCAGGGCCATTCATTGGGCCAATCCTTGCAGCGGCGACAGTAGGAATAGGATTGGCTAACGTTGCTAAGATTGCCGGATTCGCTCAAGGTGGTCTTTCCGGTACTCGCATAATGCCTGGAATGGGGAAATCGATTTATCGTAGCAATGGAGATAATATGTTAGCTACCGTTCGAACTGGTGAAGTAATACTTAATGAACGGCATCAAGCAATGCTAGGGGGTGCTGATACATTTGCACGTATGGGGGTTCCTGGATTTGCAAATAGCGGCATAACAGATACTAGGCTAGATTATTCTATGAACAATGCACTGCAAACCCAATTGAATAACGATAGAAATTTTGATGCAATGATTAACAAAATTAATTCAACTGTTCCGGTATTAGTTGTTGAGCATGTTGAAAATTTAATGAATCAAAGAACTGAAATAAGAGAGCAGGCTACATTATGAGTGTTCAGGAATTACATAAAGAAACAGTTAATTTTTTGCTTACTAATGGCCTACTTACACCATCGGCTTATCGAAAAATTGAAATATTTGTAGAGGTTAAGACTCTTCAACATCAGGGAATTAAGAAAACCCACGCTGTTCAAATAGTATCAGATAAATGTAAAATGTGCATTTCTGACGTATGGGAGGCCATGAAGATGGAAAAAAAGTAACTCCGTTAATTTGTGGATTAATTTATTTTAAATCTAATCGCACTTTTGATGCGTGATCGGAAAGATACTTATCAATGATCAAATCGGGGCGTATGAAAAACCTGATAAAACTTTAGGGGGAATCACCCTTTTAGGAATTCTACAACAATTTAAAGCACTTCCACAAGGCACACGAATAGTAAATGTGGAGATCGTTTCTCCGGGAGGTATTGTAGATGAAGGAAATGACATTTACGATTATCTTATTTCTGAAAAAAAGAATTATGTAATAAATACTGTTCAGGTAGGGGCCATCGCTTCAATAGCTACAAAGCTATTCTTAGCGGGAGATTCACGGATAGGTGATCCAAGATTTGATTTCATGATTCATAATCCCTGGAATGATCCAGGCCCAGGAGATTCAAAATATCAAGCTGAACAACTTGAAGGTCTTTTGATGGCAGAAGAACAATTAAGAAAATTTTATTCCAAAGAATTAAATATTACGGAAGAAGGATTGGCGCCTTTAATGGATGCAGAAACTTCTTTAACTGGAGAGCAACGTTTATCTCTTGGATTCGCAACGCAATTAAAATCAGCAAAACCAATATTGGCTATGAAAAAAGAAGAAGGCAAAGGGTTTAATCTACGTGAGAAAATCGCAGCCCTCGCAAAATCAGTAGGCATTAAAGCCGAAGGAATTAAAGCATTGGATCTTAATACTGTTGATGGAAAAGTATTATCGGTGGAGGCTCCGAATGAAGATTCTCTTGTCGGTGCAGCCGCTTCTATTGATGGCACTCCGGCTCCAGACGGAGATTATACAATAGCCCCTGATGATATGGGCATGAGCGATGTTGTGACCGTAAAAGGTGGATTAGTCACGGCAGTGGCTGAACAACCTTCGGCAAAATTACCAGTTGCTATTGAAGCTCGTATGACAGGTCTTGAAAAAAATGTGAGTTTGTTGATTGATTCAGTAACCGCACTTTTGGAACAGAACAAAACTCAAAAGGCTGAAGCGGTAAATGAGGCAGTTGTTGAGGCAGAGAAAAAAACTTCTGCATTGATCACGGCCCTAAAAACAGAGATTGGAACAACGCATGAACCCCGCAGGGCGGCAGTAGTATACGCTTCAAGTGTTGAAAAAGAACAAAGCGTTTTTAAAACTATTGCTGAAAGAATGAAAGAAAAAGAAGAGGCACGTAAATCAAAAAATAAATAAGCGATGGCAGCAAGTCCCGTACTAACCAGTAATTATAATGGCGATGTCCTTGATTACATTATTACAGAAACAGTAGTAGGAAACGAAGCCGTTGACAAAGGCTCTGTTTATGTAATCCCTGACGTTCCCTCAAAGTTGAGCATTGCAAAAATGGTTTCAACGGCCAACCCGATTATCGACCGGGAGGCCATGCCGACAACCAAGTCAGCAACCGTAACATGGAGTGAAGCTACGCTTACGCCTGTGGAAATGATGATTTATATCCCCGATATTAATCCTCGGATTTTCGAAGCAGCTTGGAGGCCCTTCCAACCCAAAGGCGCTCTCCCTAACAAAGTTTTGGATCCAAATATCCAGAAAGTATTTGCAGATGTTGTTATCAAACAAGCTCAAAAGCAAGTTGGGAAAATTATCTGGCAAGGTGATAGCACTCTCGCATCTACCAATCCGTTGCACTTTTTCAATGGATTTTTTACCCGCGCAGCTTCAAGCTCTACGAATATTGACGTTACGAACTTGGGAACTATCACAACTGCTAACATCCAAGCAATCTTAGAATCTTGTCAACAATCTGTACCGGATGCTTTATTTGATGATCCTGATATGGTTTTCCACATGAACACCGGTGATTTCAGAAAGTATCAGCAATCAGTAAGACAACTTTCTTATAAGGGTCAAGGCCCTGCCGAAGATGTGCCAGCTGAGTATGGCGGTCGTGAGATTCGTTATTATAGCCAGGCACCGGCGAATAAAATCCTTGTTGCAAAAGCAACTACCGGTACAGATTCTAATTTCTACGCAGCCGTAGATAAACAGAATGATATGGAGAATTTTATTATCGAAAAACTCCGTCCTGAAGGTGAACATTATTTCTTGAAAGCACTTTTCAAGATGGATGCAAACTTCTCTATCGATAGCGAGTCAGTTTATTACGCAGGTTCTTAATTTAAAAATATGGCAGCAATAACACCAACCAGATTCACGGCGGCAACGGATCTTAATGCTTTTGAAAGCAAAGGCATCAAATCATATATTCAGGCTTTTGCATCTACATCCGCATGGGTAGCGCAATCAGCTTTCGAGCAGCATGTTTGTTATGCGACACTTACGGGTGCGATGACTATCAACGCTACGCTTACCAATCTTGTGCAATTTGATCGAGTGTGTTTTCACTTTTGTCCTGATGGTACAGGCAGGGTAGTTACTTTCGGAACAGGATTTGTTTCAAGCGGTACACTTACTACTGTGGCTTCGAAAGATTCTACGGTATGGGCAATATTTGATGGAACTAATTTGAAGATCACTTCAAGAGAAATAGGAGCATAATATGGCAGTAATATCCGCACCAACCAGAACGCAGGGAGCGCTTGGAATTGTTCAAGCTTATGCCTCTACAAGTACGCTAATTATTGGCGCGCCTGAAGGTGAGGATTTGCATTATTGTTATGCTGCTCTAACTGGCGCGATGACTATTAACGCAACTATGCCAGGACTTTTACAGTTCCAAAAGGTATTTTTTCACTTTACGGCTGATACAACAACTCGCACGGTGACCTTAGGAACTGGGTTTATTAACCTCGTTTCTAGTGGGTTGATTGGTTCAGGTGTTGTAGTTCCAGCTTCTTCTAATTCTACAGTGATGACCATATTCGATGGGACTTCATTGAGAGTGGTTGAGGTAAAAACAGAAGGTAGGGGAACCACCACTGAAAGCCCAGCTTATGCTACTCCTTTAGAAGTGACAGATCAATTTGCAGCAAGACATATAGTAACACCGGCTCAGCTTACCGGAGCATTGACATTGAATGCTACGGCAGTGACTAAAGCAATTGTAGGGGACGAATATGTATTTCATTTCTCAACAGATGGCACACAAAGGGTTGTAACATTCGGAACGAACATTCTTTCCAGTGGCACGATTACGATTCCGGCTAATAAGACAGCAACGGCACGAGGATTCTTTAATGGAACTAGCATTTGTATAACAGGTCGCGAAATATCAGCTTAATATGGGATGTGGATCAATAGGAAGATCAGAAGTTAATAACTGTGCAACGCCTATCGTTGGCGGTATTGGTGGTGGATCTCGTCTTATCGCTTATAATTATGATGAGGTAAGTTTCACAGAATCTGGAACTACGCCAAATCTATTTACTGCGATTACACTTGCTTCAGGCGCTAGTGGTTATCAATTTCAAGGTTACAAACTTAGTCTTAAGCCTTCTGTTGATTTAGTCGCTGGGGCGAGTGGACAGAGTCTTTTCAAACATAGCACAGCCTTTGTAATCTTCTCTAACACCCAATTAACAAAGAATAATATTCAAAATTTAGCGCAAGGTCGTTACGTTGTGCTTTATGAGAACAATGGTAAGAATACAGAGTCTTTTGAACTCATGGGAGTTAATGTAGGCCTTGAGCTTAAGCCGCAAAAGATCAGAGATTTACAGGTAGATGGGGCGGCTTATACTCTTCTTCTTCAAACTCCTGATTCGGAGTTAGAGACTAAACTTCCTCAAACATTCTTAAGCTCTACTTACGCGGCTACTTTGACAGCTGTAAATACAACTTTGTTTTTACCTACAGTAACTAATATTTCAGATTTGACATTGACAGCAGCAGGTGGAGATGCTGAAACTATCACCGGGACTAACTTCTATGGTTCAATAGGTCTTGCTTCAGAAGTGGCTAGTGTACAATGGGAAAATCAAGTTACTAAAGCTTTGACAACTCAAACAGGAGTAACGGTAGCTTCGAATACTTCGATAACATTTACTTCAGTGGCATTGGTTGCTGGGACTTATAAATTAATAGTTACTACTACAAAAGGAGTAGCTAGTTCAACTCAAATCGCTGTAGCCGCATAATGGAAGCTAAAGTAAAATTCAAAACTCCTGGGATTATAATTAATATCAATGGCCAAAGAATTGATCATACCAATTTAACTCAGGAAAATTACGATTATCTTTGTGCGTGGAATAAAAGTTATGCTGATTACTTTGAGCCACTAGAGGGAAAAATTCAGCCAATAGTAAAGGAAAAAAAAGATGGCAAGGCCAAAGAAGGACAGCAATCAGACAGTAATTGAAGAAAAACTTTTAACCTTGAAGCTTGGATCAATTCAAGTTCCTTATATCGATGATGGTAAAGGGAAATGGAAAACCGTAACACAAGGTCAATGGAATTTAAAAGATCAGGCTGCTATTTTTGACTATTGGAGAAATGTACTATTCTCAGAACTAGATGAAGAGAAGAAAGAAAAAGCATTAATAGCGAAGAAAGAAAAACTTTTCATGCCAGTTGAAGAACTGGAAGAAGCATAGGATGAATGATATATGGTTACAAATACGAACCGTTATTAATTCGCGTACCGACCTGGATAGATAGACGATTCCAGATTCAGGGTTACGATGCAGACAATCTTTACCCACAGCGAGCCAAAGAAGCCAAGAACAGAAGCTATACTGCTAAAAGAGCTTGTCATACATATGGTGAGTTTTTAAATGGAGAAGGATTCACCGATTCCAAATTATCCTCATTAATAGTCAATCGTAAAGGCCATACAGGTAATGATTTTTTAGATCATATCTGTAATTCCGCATCTTGGGCCAACGGATTTTTTATTCATGTTGGTTATAATCTTAATTATAAAGTCAATTCAGTAAAAGTTTTGGATTTCGAGTTTAATAGGTTCGGACTCCCTGACGATGAAGGGGATTTTGAGTTAATAAAATATTCTACTAACTGGGAAAGAAATCCTTATAAGACAATCAAATCCGTTCAGGAAATTTGTGATTACCATGTTTTTAATCCAGATCCGAATGTGGTCAAAGACCAGATTGAACAAGCTGGCGGGATTTTAAATTACAAAGGCCAAATATTCTATTGGACTCCTGAAGAAGGGCAATACCCGAAGGCTACTTTCGATACAGTATTTGATCAAACACAAACTCAAGCAGAAATAGGAATATTTGATCTTGCAATGGAACAGAATGGATTTAGAGCGCAGCATATTATTGGCTATCCTGGGAAATTTGACACAAGACAAGACGAACAAGAATTTAAAGATGGCATTAATTCATTTTCAGGACAAGGAGGAGGAGGAGTGCTTGTAATAGAAAATCCTGACGGTCAATTAAAAATGGCCGATATGGTCACCTCTTTGCAAATGCAAAATACAGGAGATCTACATGTAAGTGTTGATAAAAGAGTGCGCGATGCAATACGTCTATCTTTCGGAATGCCAGCTGAAATTCTTGCAGAGATGCCAGAAACCGGTATGTTCAATCAGCAACAGATGACAGATGCATATACTTATTACAATTCTATTACCCGGTCGATGAGAAGCACAATTTCAAGACAGGTAAAGAAGATTTTTGATAACTGGTATATACCAATAACTGAAGATTTTTCAATCATAGAGCAAAAATATGCTGTTAGTGTTACGGTTCCTTCGAATACTCCATCTAAACAAGTAGCAAATGGTTGAAGTATATCTCATAACGCAAGCTGATATACAGAAATTTCATCCTATGGGTGATCTTCCACAGGGTAGAATTGATCCGTTTATAATTCAGGCACAAGAATTGGATTTAAAACCAGTTTTGAATGATTCATTGTATTATGATTTCACTACAAAGTATAATACTTCAACCGATCCAATGTATAATGCCTATCAAACTCTTTTAAATGGTGGGACTTATATTTATTCTGGCCAAACAATTCAATATCCTGGAATAAAACCAATGCTAGTAGCTTATACTTTGTCGAGATTTTTCCCAATGAATCAGGTTAATGTTACTCGATATGGAATTGTGAATAAAAAAAATGATCAAAGTGAGCCGGTGAGCACGACTCAAATAACTTATATTGTTAATGGCCTTCGCGCTCAGGCAATAGGTTATCAAAATCAATTAGAACAGTTTCTTTTACAGAATCAAACTACTTATCCTTTATATGGATCTTTCCCATCTTCGGTAAATCAGCGAACCGGAGTTAAAATAATTAATTCAGCGAGATATAGTCAGGGAAGATATAGAGGGTGGTGGAATGGAAATTGGTACGATTAAAAAAATAAAATTATGGCAACAGCGTGTAAATTGGGTGAGGAAATAACGGTTGACGGAACTGCGGTGGAATATCTTATTACGGAAACTAATATTCTTTTAGAGAAAGCGCCAACTACTTTGAATATTACTTTGAGTACTAATTCTGGAACTATACAATTTGCTGTTGGCGAAACTCCACCGTCTGCACAAAAAGCGTGGTCTACAGGCACATCTTTTGTAATTCATGGTGTACAAAATGGATTATTTAATTTGTGGGCCAAGGGAAGTACAACTGGCCAAAAGTTTACTATTACATGATCGCAGTAACAGCAGATCCTACAAGGGATGTTACTTTATATTTCCGAATTAATAGGGATGGCGCTATCATATTTTCTTTTTTTGATTCGGATGACAATGAATTAGATTTATCACAATATTCATTAGTCGTTAATTTTAAAAGAAGAAAAAATGATATTACAAATTTTCTACAATTAACGCCTGCCATTTCTGGAAATAACGCTACGTTAACAATGACTAAAGCAAATTCTGCTACATTTCGGGAACAGACTTTTTTTTATGAGATGGTAAGAACAAAAGCAGGATTTGAAAAAAATTGGCTCACAGGAGATGCTATTTTTCACATGGGTAAATTTGATGGGGTCACAAATGCAACAGAAACATTTATAAATTCTTTTGATGATATGTTACGAATAACAATTGATGAAGTTGGCGCATCTTCGGCTGGAACTTTAATACTTAAAGGCGCGTGGAATGCGTCTACTAATACAGTTCCTAGTAATGGAGATTCAACAATATTACAGGGATTCACATATAATAATGGAAATCATTATAGTACGACTTTATTAAGTCCTGATGGTAATGTAATTCTGCCATATGCAATAATCACAGCCTTAATCGATGGCCCAGGCCCACTTCTTAACGATCCTACAAAATGGAGTTTAACTTATCCAGTATCATGAAAAAATTACTTTTACTTTTATTACTCATTCCTACTTTGTCCTTTGGGCAAAAGAACGTAGTTCAATTACAGACTCAGAATCATAGTCAAATACTTTTAAAAAGTCCATCATCACTGAGGTCTTATAACATGAATGATAGCATCATTCAGAGTTCTGTTAATTTGCTTGGTTCTTATGCTAATCCAAGTTGGATAACTTCACTTGCCAATACAAAGATTACTGGTCTCGGCACACTAGCTACTTTAACTCCAGGTACTGGTGTAGCGACTGCTTTAGGTGTAAATATAGGAAGTGCAGGGGCACCTGTTTTATTTAATGGCGCAGGAGGTACACCATCCTCATTAAATCTTAATAATGCTACAGGAACGCCCACACTTACAACTCCTGTCTTTAACGGACTTCCTACAGGAACCGGTGTAGCATCAGGAGCGACAGTTTCAACGTTAGCTGCACGAGATGCTAATGCAAATTTATCCGCGAACAATTTTCAACCTGGTTATACTACAACGGCGACAGCAGCAGGAACGACCACATTAACTGTATCAAGTACATCAGTTCAATATTTTACGGGTACGACAACTCAAACGGTATTACTTCCTGTTACAAGTACTTTGTCAACTAATCCTCAAACCATATTCACGATAATCAACAATAGCACCGGTATTGTAACGGTACAGAGCTCAGGCGGTAATACCATTATCCCGATGACACAAGGATCAACTCTTATCGTGTCATGCATCTCTACTTCTGGTACTGGAACAGCCTCTTGGAACTCTCAATATTATCCTGCACTACCGTCTGGTGCAGCGGTTGGCGATATATTTGATGTTTCTGCAATATCAGGTGGAGCACCAACTCAATTCGCAAGGATACCAGGCGGAACATCTGGGTATGTTCTTACCGCTAATGGAGCTGGAGTAGCTCCTACGTATCAACCAGCAACAGGGGGATTAACGTCAAGCTCTACAAATCAAATACCCGTTTATACGTCATCAAGTACTGCAGCAGGAAGTTCAGAACTTACTTATTCTTCAAGAGCATTATTATTTGGCACTACAGCCTCAGGAACGGATTCATTTAACTTTGGAGGTTCATCAGATGGATTTGATCTAAATTTTTCGACTGGTCAATTCAAATGGAAAACCAATAGCACACACTGGCCTGAGATATGGAGTGATAATAAATTCAGGGAAGCACACTTTTCAAACCTTACAACTTTAACAGAATCAAGTGCAACTTCATTTGGTCGAGTAACGATAAGCGCAAGCGAATATGCAACAGGAGAAATATTAGTTGGAGTTCAAGCTAATGATGGAACAGATTTTCAGGCTCTTTCTACAAGATTTCAATTTAATGCAGTTAGAAAGGGTGCGACTACTACCATAAATATTGAAACTCCGGTACAGCCCGCGTGCGCGTGTAGCACTGGTACATTAACGGTAACTATTACAGCAATTGATTCCGGTAGCGGAAATATTGATTTTAAGGCAAACGCGGTGAGTAGTTTAACTCAAACTGCTTTGCAAGCTCAATTCTTTATCAATAAAATTTTCCGTGGAACCGCAGTAACACAATAAATGAAAAAGTTATTCTTATCATTTTACATCCTAGCTTCATTTTGGTGTAGTGGCCAAAATGTAATGATGCCTGGCAGTATATCTGTACCCGTTCCTTATTCCACGTTTAGCGATGTAGCAGGATGGTGGAGGGCTGATACTTTTACCGGATCAGCCGGAGGTTATAGCATTACAGATTTAAGCGCGAATGGTAACGCAATGTTGCAACAGGCGGGAACATTAACGCCAGGCACAGGTGTAAACAGCAAAGCAAAGTTTACGGGTAATGCAGCAGCTTATCTAAACTCAAATCTTGCTATAAGAAATTGGCCGTGTACAATCATTACGATTGCTGTTAGAGCTAATAATGCAACATGCGGTTTCTTCGGTCATTCAGGGTCAAACCCAACAGCCACTTTGTGGACTGGTTATGAAGCTAGTAACCAAAACTCTACTTATAATAATAATAGAACAAATAATACTACTTCAGAGGCAGGAAGTATAACGGCTTACGGAACTTGGATAGGTTGGGGTTCGCGTGTGGTTACTATGAATGGCCTGATTCAAACAGACCACCCGCTAGCAACTACTACACAATCATCGCCAATTAGCACATCTCTCGGCACTCAGTATCGTGGATTCAATAGTGATTGGTACGAAACATTGGTTTGGAATAGATGCCTAAGCCTTAGCGATTTGGATGAGGTGTACACTTATATCAACACACGGTATGGAATGTCAATTCCTCTTTGGTCTAGTTACACAGGAGTGAATGTAATTTTTGTATGGGGCCAATCCAATGCCGCTGGAAGGGGGATAAAAGCCGCATTAAATCCTCCCTATAGTGGCGCTCAGACTAATGTGTTTGTGTGGACTAATGTTGCTGATTACACCTCAACTGCTGGATCGTCATGGGCAACACTAGATGAGTCGGCCTTCAACAATGATCTTGGTGACGCACAAGGGAATCTTTATTATGGTTATGAAGCCAGCCTTCCACAAAATTATATTAACCGAGTTGGAGGGAGCGTTTATCTATTCAAGTTTGCGCAAGGCAACACATATCTAAATAATCAAGGAGGAGCATTGCCTTTTTGGGATGCTGTAGATAACACGGTTTCGCAGAATGCGAGTGTTAGGTTGTATCAAGGGTTTATGACTAACTGGGTAAATGCGCTAATTAATTTTCAGACGAATAGCAAGCGCCCAATAGGAAAAGTTATTATTGGAACACACGGCGAAAACGATGCTATAAATTCAACAGCGGCTGGGAACTACCAAACCAATCTTATTAATTTTTATCAGACCATCGTTCCTGAATTACGAGTCGGCACGAGTCTACCTATAATTATCACACGGTTACCAAATGGCCAAGATCCTGCCAATGAGACTTCTTTAAGTACAGTACAGACAGCCCAAACAAATGCCGCTGCCACTTTGCCTAATTGCACATTGTTCAATACAGATTCTTATGCTTTTAATAGTGGATCGGGGCCGCATTGGAGTAATGCAGCTTATATACAAATAGGAATTGATTTAGCGGCATTGATTAATTAAACGTGGTTGGGATAAAGTAGGAAATGAAATTCATTTGAAATTTAAACCTAAAAAGAAATAGCTATGGAGTACGCTTTAATCTCAGCCTGTAACCTGATTGGAATTTTATTCCATGTAGGGGCCAAAATTATCGATCTTGATAAACTTTCTCCTGATGATACTTTAGGAGATGTATTTAAACTTTTCTGGAAAACAGATAAGGTGACGATTTTTATTTCAGGAGTAATTTTAGCGTTTAATCTTTTGCTTCATTACATTCTGCATGGTTATGCGCCAAAATCAATTGTTGATTGGGAATATTTTGATCTGTCTTATTTTGGAGTCTCATTAATTCTTGGATACCAGGGACAACGGTTAGTCTATGGCGCGTTAGGCAAGGCAGTAGATTTTGCGGAGAAAAAACTAAACGATAAATTACAATAACATGGCAAAAGAAAAATTCGAATCGTACTCCCCCGTCTATTCTCATAAGCCATCCGATAGAGTTTTGGAATGGCTTGAGAAGATGAGCGGAAAAGGGAGCGTTATTTACATTGATGAATCCGATGTAAATATTCAATCCTCTAAGCCATCTAAAGAGTTGCTAAATTTGTTGGAAGGATTTGATGAATTCAATCTTCAATCTGGAACACCACCACCACCACCAAATCCTCCTAAACTTTGAGATGGATTTACTTTTTGTTGCTTTCTATTTTCATCTTTCGGGTTGCGTGGGCCGCATTGCCTTATGACACTGAATCGATCGATTGGTATTGGCTATCGGAGGAAAAGACAACGGCACAATTTGGATTTTGGAGATTGATGTTATTTTTGGTTGAGGGAGTTTTAATGCTATGCATAATGGGTGTAGCTTATGAAACCGATCCGGCAAAAAAATATCATGCTTACCAGATGGCGAGAACACTGTTGTGGATTCAGGGTTGGTACATTTTAGAATACTGCATACACTACACTTCTGTTTGGATCACATGGGAACAATTAGGATTTATTGGAAATGAACGAAGTGGATTATCCAGTCACATTATTACAATGGCTATCTTTGCATACTTCGGACATGATTAATTTGATTATTTGCGTTTGCATATTTACTGTTATGTTTATGGGGACGGTGATTGTTAGATTAATTTCAACCATTAAAAGATTAAAGAATGAAAGAGATGAGACAAGGATAACCTTTGAAAGAGAGATTATGCAAATGAAAAAAGAAGTGGCACAATATATTCATCTCAATAAAAGAAAATGATTTTTCTGCAAGCAATAACAAAGGACGGGGCAATATCTGCAGATTACATGCTAGTCATTGTAATTGGTATTTGTGGGTTTTTAATTATTGCTATCGCAAGTTTCGCATTCTATACGATAAATAAGAATCTTGAAAATATGCGCACTGATTTCAATAATAGTATTACGGTAATGGGGAAGGACTTCTCAGAATTCAGAAAGGATTTTCATACTTTCGTACAAATACAGGCGGGATTAAATGCAAAGTTTGAAGAAAGAACAAAAGACCATGAATCTAAATGATCAAATATCAAAATGGAAGGATATCCCTGGCTATGAAGGGTTTTATCAGATTTCCAATACTGGGCTAATCAAAAATATTAAAAGAAGTAGGCATCTATGTTTATCTAAAAATGGTGGTGGATATTATAAAGTTAAATTACGATATGGCAAAAAGAGAGATGCCGCAGTCCACAGATTAGTTGCTGAGACTTTTATTGAAAATCCCTTATGCCTTCAACAAGTCAATCATATCAATGGGATTAAAACCGATAATCGAGTTGAAAATTTGGAATGGTGTACACCTCAAGAAAATATAACACACGCTATTCAAATTGGATTAAAAAATACAATTGGTTCAAATAATGGTTCTGCTAAATTATCCGAATCTGATGTTGAAGAAATTTTGCAATTAGATAGAATGTATGGATTAAGAACAAGAGTTATCACAAAAGAATATCATGTTCATAAATCTTCTGTGGAACGAATTAAAAATAATATTACATGGAAAAATATTATTAGGCCATGAATTCACAAGATAAAATATCAAAATTTGTAAGCTTCGGTGAAGCGATAAGGAGTGAAACAGCGTCAAGGCTTAATATTCCAAACCTACCGGATGAGCACCAACTAGCAGCCATGAAATACGTGGCTAGTCAAATTTACGACCCCCTGAGGGAACATTTCGGGCCAATTCATGTAAACTCATTTCTAAGGGTTCCTGCACTTAATAATTCAACGCCAGGATCAAGCAAGACAAGCGCACACATGAAAGGAGAGGCTATAGATATGTCTCTTCTGGGACGAAACGCGGAGGTTTTTAAGTATGCTTTGAATCTTAAAGACTCATTAGATTTCGATCAGATGATTTGGGAATTTGGAGATAAAGCAGAGCCGGCATGGGTTCATATCAGCAAAAATGCTGTTCAAAAGAATCGAAAAGAAGTTTTACGTGCTTACCACGATCAGGATGGTAATATTAGATATGTGCCATTTGACTTATTTTAATTATGGGTAATCCAATAATAGACTTCTTTGTAGGTAAAGGTAGCAACATAGTTAAAATCGTTGCTGATAAACTAGGAATGGATAAGGTTCAAGCCGCCCAATTCCAATTAGAATATCAAAAAGAAGCTCAGGCTATGGATATGGCAGAGCTTGATATGGCAAAATCTACCATTATCGCTGAAGCTCAAAGCTCTGACAAATGGACTTCGAGAGCGCGGCCAAGCTTTATGTACGTAATGTATTGCATTATCTTGGCTTCAATTCCTATGGGCATTATCACTGCTATTAATCCACAAGTGGCAATTAATATTTCAACAGGGTTCAAATCATGGCTTGCCGCTATACCAGATTCTATGTGGGCTTTATTTGGAACTGGTTACGTTGGTTATTCGGTTTCCAGAAGCTATGATAAGCACATGGAAAAGAAGTTCGGTAAATAGTTATTGTTCTTCTTCCTTGGGGCTTAATTTGCCATCATTAAGGTGCTTCTTTACGTTGGCCAACAATCCGCGACTAAGTTTATCAACATCTTTGTCTCGCTCAGCTAATTTGCTTTCGAGTTCTTTGATTCGCTCTTTCAGGAATGGTATTTCATCTTCCTTAACTCTTTGCATTTCAATTTCAGCCCCGTGAATTATTGATTTGAGCGATTCTATCTCGCTCTGTGAGTCTTTCGAAACAAATCCAATGGATTTAGATTTCAATTCCCAAACATGATATAATTTTTGTAACTCCAGAATTGTGTTGTCGCTTATATATTCTTCTGGTTCATTGTTTACAAAATATGCGACATCATTCCAGATATCATCTTGACTTTTTACTATCTCTTTATCCACCTCTTCACTTCTCTCCTTCAAAAAAGTCACTACAACATCAATTTCATGCAATGAAGTATTTTGACCCAATGATAAAAGATAATCCTGAATTTCTTCTAATAAGGATTCGTCATTATCAAAGTCTAAATTGACATTAGTATTTTTTAACATTGCTTCTTCAATTGTTAGTTTCTTCAGCTCACTATCCTTTAAGTGAGCTACTTGCTTACCATCCGATTCTTTAGTCCATTTACATGAAGTAACAGATACAGGACAGTCTATACCTGTTTCATCACTACAGCAAGCAATGCAGACC